TCCGTTTGCACGCCGGCGCTGGCACCCTTCGCGTCTGCCACCGCTATCTCTGCGTCGGCTACCGCTTGCAGTCTCTCTTCGGTCTCGCCTTGTAGCCTAATCTCCTCGCGGAGTAGTCGGGCCTTCTCCTCTTGGATAGCGACGTTCTCGTCGGCTATACGTTGGTCGATAACGCTGGCCTGCTTGGCTAGCTCGATGCGACGCTCCAAGCTCAGGCGCTCGTCGTCGCGTTGCCTTTTCAGTTCCTCTACCTCTGCCCGGCTTTGTGCCGTGACGACTGACAGCTCCCTTTCCCTGTCGGCTAATTCCCCGAGTGCAAGGTCTAGGGCTGTTGCATCGCCAGCGCCCTCCGTCAATTTCTTTCCAAATTCGACAACCTTCTTTCCAGCATCTACCACGGCGTTTCCAACGGCGACGGTAGCGTCGTACACAGGGTTCGCTTCGGTGTATATTTTGGTCAAGCCTTCCGAGGCTAGCGTCGCTGCCTCTTCGAAGTCACCGGAGAAGACGGCACCGATTGCACGACCCAAGAGGCCCATGCCTTCAATCAGCGCCGTTACCTTGTCGGTGATATACGTCTTGATGGTGTCGCCAAAACCGAGGAGGGTAGTCTTGACGGTTTCGAACATTTTGCCGGGGCTATTGAATGCCTCGACAATCTTCTCGCGAAACTCATCGACCTTCAGCCGTATGGTGTTGAGCGCCTCTTGTGGATTCGTGAAGGCATCGACAAGGACGCCCACGAGCTTCTCGCCAACCTTGACCACGTTGTTAATAACGGCACCGAGGCCAGCCATAACAGCCGACAAGGCACTCGCTACCGTCTTGTTCTCAAGGAACGCGGAGAGGATAGGCTCAAGGACTTTGGTAAGAAGACCGAAGAGGCCGGTAGCTTGCAGGGCTAGCCCTACCGCTTTGAAGCCGGAGACGCCAGCGTCTGCCGATGCGGACAGCACCTTGCCCGACTTCTTAGCCTCGTCGTTGAAGTCCGCGGTGGTAGCCGTGGCGTCCTCGACGGCCTCGTCTACTTCTTGCGCCGACTTTGCCACGTTGCCGAACTCCTCGGCCATGTACTCTATCGCGTCGGCGAGGCGTTCGATTTTGCCCTCGAGTCCTACGACGCTCTTGTCTACCTGTCCGGTATCGGCGTTGAATTCGAGTATAACCTCTTGCTTGCTTACAGCCATGTCATGAGCTTAGAGATAAGAACAGCGATACACCCCCAAAAGCCGACGTAGATGCACGTCGCTAGGAAGTAGTCGAGAGGGATAAGCCACCGGGGTAGGGGCTTCTTCACCTTGTGGTGTTGTAGTAGGTCGATAGCCTTCATGATATGGCGGGGGTGCTTCATGTCGTAGAGGGTGGTGTTGCTTGTGTGCGTGGTTTACAAAGGAAGGTGTAGGTGACGGCGTTGACCGTCTGGTTAACGTTTCTCCACTCGTACCCGTACAGCTCACAACACGCTTGGGAACCAATGTCCGGAGACGCTTCGGTCGAGTCGTTAAAGAGAATGAAGCGGGCCCGTTCGGCGTATCCTGTCGGCGTGTCCGCACATACCGACACGTCGCTAAGGATTTTGATAAGCTCCACGGTGCAGGTGCCCTCGACGTTGCTGTCGTAGGAGATTTTTAGCACACGGAAGTACGAGTCCTTTATGAAGATGTTATCCGAAAATTCGAAGTCCGCCAGCTCGCGCTTGTCTAGCCTCATGGTGCAGGTCATAAGCCGGGCCTCGTCGCTATACAATTCCGTTACATACTGGGCCCAATACTCGAAGTATAGGGTGTTGGCAGGGTTCACCGGGATGGGAAAGAAGGGCGCCTCCATCCCAAAGTTCAAGTCGAGGTCAGACACCGCTGGCTCGTCCGCACTGTAATTTGAGAAGATAGGGAAGGACGTTAGAGTTACGGGCGTGGGTGTTGTACCGCTGTCCTCTTCTAGTTGCCAGTCCTCTATTAGTGTCGAGAGCCCCGTCCAATACGCCACCATGGGCAACGGCTCGCCCACTACCGTGCCGTCGGCTTGCAGGCTTCGGTGGATGGGGCCACCTACGCCCGGGATCAAACTCGGCAGGAACTGCCCGAACGTCGTCTCTATCTTCTGCTCGCCCTTGGCAAAGTCGTTGTCGGGCTCGGTAACTTCGAACCTACCGTAAACCCTACCGAGGGAGTCTTGTACGCTCTTGCTTATGAAGTCGAGGCCGGGCTGGTAGGTCCACGTCTGCACCTTCTTTTGTAAGTCGGTGGTAGGCTTGAGGGTTACGTCCTTGGAGTAGTCTACCTTGTCCGTCCAGTCCTTCTTGGTTCCCGTTGCTATGTAGTCCGTGAACGGCTCTATAAGGATGTGGTCCGGCTTGTTTCGGTCGGGGATGAAGACGAGGTTGAACATACGTTGAAGCCCTAGGAGGAAGTCGATTTGCTTCATCTTTGGCATAGACCCGGCTATATCTACGTTGAACAGGCTCAGCGGTGGCGACACCTCGAACACTTCCAAGAAGCACCGAGTGCGCCCCGCACCGCGTCCGTAGAGCTTGGCCTCGTTTGTGAGGGAGTAGGTAACGGTCAGGTAGTCCCCCGTAGCTAGTTCGATGTTTTCTAACTCGACGGTATTGTCGTAGACCTTTACGGTGCCGGTGCTATTTAGATAGGTTTCGTTGGAGACGACGCTGTACGCCGACCCGTTCTTGTTCAAGGTTACGGTTGCGTTACTTGTAAGTATCGCCCCTTGGTTAGACCCTAGCTCCCCGACAGTCCGAATGCGTACCGAGTAGAGCGCCCCGATGGGAGCTGTATATCGAAACGTTGCATTGTTGTAATTGTCTTCGGGGTCGTAGGCATCCACCGCGGTGTCGCTGAACTCTAAGGTCCCGGTCGCGGTTCCGGTGGTGTTCGTTACGTCCGGCGTGAGGTTCACCTTTGCGGTATTGTCCGAAGAGATGCCCACTACCTCCACCGTTTGGCTACCGTTTAGGCAAGGGACGTACATGTCCCTCGTCGTGGACGCGGTGCTGTCCGGGTCGCCGAAGAACGTCGACTCGAAGGTAAACCCGGCCCCTGTAATAATGGCCTCGATGATTTTGTAGACGCTGACAAATGGCGTAAGCTGGTTTTGGTAGAGGCCCTCCCCCTCACCCCACGGCGGGTTGTCGGCGCTCCAGTTGTAGCCCCTGTCGACGACACCATAACGCACGAAAGGCGCCGGGCTCGTAGACGTGGCGAGCCATGAGTTCTCGATATTGGTGCGGTTTACTTGGTGGTTCAACGCTCGGAGGTCGAGGTCGGTAAGCTCCCCGTCGCCCACCGCGCTCTTGAGGTCTACGGCACCACCGAAGAAGACGAGCTCGATGTCGGCGTACTTCTCCTTTTGTAGGTAGATAGCCTTGACCTGGCAGAAGCCGGAGAGGATAGGAAGGGAGTCGCTGAGGATTTGCGCGGGTATCCTTTGCTTGAGGTTCACGATGTCCACCGCTGTCGAGTCGGTAATAGGTCCGAAGTAGTCGAGGTTGTTAGCCGTAGCCGGGACGCGGAAGGTTTGGCTAAACGATCCCGCGGGGTTGTTGACGTTTTGGACGTCGGTGAATTGGAGCGTAAGGTTAACGCTCACGTCCTCGTAGAGGTCGACCTCGTGGCCTTCTAGGGTTAATCTTAGCATCTAATCTCTTGAGCTAGCTCGATGTTAAAGGATACGTCGAAGAGGCGCGACGCGGTCGGCTGTACGGTATAGCTAGACGTTTGCACATTGCAGGGCAACCAGTCGCCCGTGCCTACTCTGAACATCACCTCCTTGGACCGGAAGCAATACTGCAAGAGCTCGCGCTCCTCGGCGGTAAAGAACTGGTTGCGCAAGGCGTACTGCTCTCGGGCCGTGAGGTGGTAGGGCGTATCCTGTCGGTCGTAGCTATTGAACGAGAAGGTGCTAGCGTCGTAATTCCCGAGCGTCTTACGGTACCGCTTGGCCTCGCTGTTCACGGTCTTGAGGTTGCGACCGTCGAACCGTAGATAATCCCAACCGCCCACCGTGTTAGCCCACGTCAACTGCACGGGGTCGTGTTTGATAGGTCGGCAGTCCTTGTGAATTACAAGTAGCTTGCTTCGAACGCTCACCGCATCCGTTGCACGCATCTCTACCTCTATCTTTGTCCAGTCGCTGGGCCAGCTACTCCCGAAGAGTTGCGCCACCTGAGCGGGGCCGATACACCCCAGTTGGTAGTTGTCGTTCACCGTGGTGCTCGAGGCTACGCTCAGCTCGTCTTGTACGGTACCGCCGGGGTGGTAAACGGTATATAAAAAGCGGTCGACGTTGGTGTCGCTTATGTATTGGTCGGGCTGAAAGATGGCCACGACGCCCTCGTCGTCGTCTGCCATGTGCATCTCGATGTCCTCGCCCAACTCGCCCCTGTCGGTGAGAAACGCCTTAGAGGTGGCGTTAAGCATGAGGAAGAAGCGCTCTTTGTAGGACAGCAGGCCCTCGGAGATTTGACGCGCGCCAGGAATCAGGCAGATGTCTTTGCTGTCTTGCTCCACGCTCTTGGACCCTGTGTAATTGAAGAGCCTTAAACGGTACTCACGGGCCACCCTATCGGATGAGGTTAGGCTTGCGGTGTCTCCGGTAAAGTCGTGGCCGTGGACCACGCCCCCACCGGTAGCGTTGACAGGTGCTGACAGCCTCCCGGCTACAACGTTCGAGAGGTCGAAGTGGGAGCGGTCGTTAGTATTGGGCGTGAGAAAGAACTCCCCAATCTTCGTGCCCTGAGTGCCCACCGTCGTGTTCTCGTAGACCTCGATAACAAAACGATCCGGAGCGGTGCTAGACTCGTAGGCAGTAAACACGAGGTACTGCCCCGCGAACTTGGGGGTGCTGTTAGGCTGAAGTGGAGTGCTTTCAAAGGTGCTCATTTGGTTCTGAGTTTGATGTTACCAGTATCGAAGCGGAGGCTCTTCATAATGTCGGAGACCACGGCGGTGCCCATCTTCTCGACGTACTGGGGGACGACCTGCTCGAGGGCTACGATATAGTAGCGGAGGCCGTGGATACCCTTCCGCTTAATCGAGCGAGCGATAACCCACGCCGTACTGCGAACGCGGTCGCCACCCTTGGGCCCTACCTTCTTAATGAATTGCCCGGTCTTTTGGTCGCGTAGCCGGACGGGTTTGATTCCCATCCACTTCTCGATAGAGTCGACGTGCTTACGCCCGGGGGTCTCGTAGCGGTAGGAGTAGGGGGAGCCCCTCTTCTTGCGTGTCCCGTTCACGCCCCAGTGAATAAAGGGCGCGTAGTCGAGGGGCGAGCCGAAGGAGACGGACCCGTCGCTTATGGAGTACGTCAGGGACTTTTGCAGGGACCGCTTGGAGGTAACACCATAGGCGCCGTTCCTTCCAATCTTACGCGACCCCAAGACGCGCTTGGCCGAGTTGTTAAGGTCCTCGGCGAAGCGGTCTAGTACCTTCTCGAACTCCGTGAGCTCCATTTACTTCTTAGGGCCTTTGCTACGTCCGAGAATAACGGCCTGCACGATGCGGTCCAAGAGGTCTACCCAACGGTCGTCATCCTCCGACTCCGTGATAGCTGAGACGGTGCCCAAAAACACCATAACGGCCACGAGCAATTCGCTCCAGTTTTCGATAATAAAGTCCATGCGTATAGGTTTATGCGTGAGTGATTGTCAAGGTAAAAGAGCCGGGTTGCACGGTGACGGTGCCGGACGAGAGGGACAGGATATTGAGCTCCACTTGGGCAGTGTTGTCCTGTTGCCAAAAGTTGACGCTCCCAGCCGAGCTTGTTATGGTATACGTCTGAACCGTGCCGTCTCCGACAATAGCGGGAGAGGTGTAGGTCGGGA